GCGTTGGTTATTGTTTGAACAATGGGGTTTACATGTATATGTTGGTAAATTTGGAGCTAGTAAAACAAGTAGTATGGTTGAAGAGGCATATGCTTTAGCTAAACGTTATCCGGGGTTGAATGTAATTACTAATCTTAGTATTAATAATTTTCCAGCGGATACAAATATATTACCTCTGAAAACGTTTGATGATATTATCTATTGTCCTGAGGGTTCTGTAATTCTTATCGATGAGCTTAGCAGTATATTTAATAGTCGAGATTTTGCAAAGGGTTCTGCTGGTCTTTCAAAACCTGCGTTTCAAGTTCTTTTACAGTGTAGAAAAAAGCGTGTGCAGGTGCTAGCTACTGCACAGAAATACAGCCAAGTGGATAAACAACTGCGTGATATTGCCGATACAATACGTTCTTGTTCTTCATTTTTAAAGCATCCATTTACACGGATATGTACAGTAAAAATGTATGATGCTGAAGAATACAACTTTTTTGTTTCTAACCCTTTGTATATTCTACAGTGCTATGGTGTACATGTTTATGTACAAACTGATAAACTCCGTAATAGTTACAATAATATTGAGCTTATAGATAATCTTTTAATTGCTGAATATGAAGATGATGAAACAATATTGCGTAATCAGTCTGGCGATGGCTCTATTGTAGTTAATGCTACAGATGGCAAAAAGAAACCTAAACGTTTTAAAAAGTAAATGTATCTCACGTTGTTCAGCTGCAGCTGGCGCCTGGTAAAGTAGTTGAGATACAATGAAAGGAATTTTATTATGAATAGAAATGAATTGAAAAGTATTAATAAAAGTATTCGTGTTTCTGAAAGTGTTTTTGAATTTGTAAATGGTTTGCCCGGTAATGGTTTCAATGAAAAGTTTTCTGATATGGTTTACCTATATTCATCTGAAGAGGAGGATTTAAAAGGTAGAATTTCAATTTTAGAACAGACTATTGAGCAATTACAGACAACTATGTTTGAGCTTGATAAGCAAGTGGTAAAGCGTAAGCGACTATTAGCTGTTCTAGATTCTATTGGTAATGAATTAGAACGTATTACTAAAACGGTGGTTGAATTGTAATGTATCTCATTGTATCCATGGCCATCATGTGGCATCGCAGCAGCTGAAGAAATATTGAGATACAAAAAAACACTCCATTGATATGGGGTGTTTTGTAATTTATTAATTATGTACTTCGTATTTCGCTAAAATAACGTGCTTAGCGAAATGATGAGAAAAAAAGACTATAGCTTGCTCCTTTCATAGAGTTATTTATATTATATTGTAAAGCGAGAGAGAACGCAATAGCGGGCTCCACCGAATGGTGGCCGCAGGCGTTCTCTCTTTATTTTCTCATTTTGCTAAGCTGAAGTTTAGCGAAATTTTATATTGATGGCTCATCAGGTGTTTTATTATAAATAAAATATTTACATTGTTTTATGTATTTACATGATTCTTCTTTTAGTTTTTTATATTTTAGTGTTATGTAAACAGCGTATATTGCTATCAATGGTCCAGTTAATGAAACAAGTCCTATTGTTAATCCTATTGTTGCTACGATTATTTGTATTATATAGCTCATGGTGTTTTTCTCCCCAGTAGATAATCAATTGATAAATTGTAGAAATCAGATAGCCTTATTAAGCTATCTGTTGTCGGAGTGTTTTTACCAGTTTCATATAGTGTATATGCTTCTCTTGATAAATTTAGTACTTCTGCGATTTGTTTTTGCGTTAGATTTCTTTTTTTTCTTTCTTCTTTTAGTATTGTGGTGTATTTCATTTTCATCACCTCATTGTTATTTATAATAACATAAATGAAGTGAAAATAATGCGAAGTATACATTTTATACTAAATTTGTAATTGTGTATTACTTTTTTCATAAAAATAATGCTTGTAATTTATGTAATTATAAACTACTATAGTATTATGTAATTTATATTTACATAACAACTAACAAAAAAGGAGCAAGTAAATGTCAAAATTAATAGGATATCAGTTTTACAGTGGAGATTACGAAGGACGTGCTTATGCAGGATATCACGTTTGGACGGAAGAGAATGAAAGGCAAGGTTTAGTAGGGGCTGCGGTTCAGTATCACAAAGTGGCACGAGATGTTTTCGAGAAGTTTTTATCTAATTGGGGAAATAATCCCGAAAAAGCAATTAGTCAGGATGTAATGGTTGCTTACCATCCTAAGCAAGATAAGCCATATGCAATTATTTTAAATAAGTCATGATTAAACGTTTAGTTGATTATTGTTATTTAATGCGTGCTATTAAAAAGGTTTTTCTTCTTCGTGAAGTTGAATATTTCAAATCATATGAACGCAAGCTTGGGAAAATAGTCACTTTTGCAATTGACGATAATTGGAAATGCTGTGAGTACGAAAACGGGGAAAAGGTTTTTCTTTAATTCATGTAGTTAAACCCCTTCTACTATTGGCAAAAAGCGCCTCTGGCGCAAGTGGAAAAAGGTCGATAGGTCTTGTCTTTTACGCGTCGACTTTTTCCACCCTCTGTAATGTTTTAATATTTGGAGGTAACAAATGGAAATATTAACTTGTTTTTTTACTCTTAGTGGATTGCCTTTTTTGTGGATAATATCGATGTTCTTAAAAGTTATTTAAAAAGTGGTTAATTCGATAGAAAAATCAACGGTTTAGAGCCGTTAGGGAATACTTGACGAAATAACTTATCTCCCGAAAAAAATCTGCGGGAAGGGCTAAGTAACATGTATAGAGTATACACTTATGAGAATGCAGATATTCCGTATAAACATGTTGAGATGTTTTTTACTCCACAAAAAGGTGTTAAGCATCCAAAACGTAATACGGTAGGGCATATTGAGCGACTTGCGGAAAGTGTTTCACGCTCTCGGCGTATAGTTGTAGATTACGGTTTGTGTAATCCATGGGAAATATTTTGCACATTTACTTTGAATGAAGAAAAGGTTGATAGGTTTGACTATGGTGCATCATCTTTAAAATTAACAAGATTTTTGGAAGATTTTAAGCGTAATTATGCACCGGATTTTAAATATTTGATTATACCGGAACGGCATAAAAATGGAGCGTGGCATTTTCATGGTTTGCTGATGGGATTACCTGCAAGTGAATTTGCTGTGCCCGATAAAGTTTTAAAGCGCACAAATAGAGGACTAGAGTTAGTACCTAACACTAAAAAATATGTATCATGGAAACGGTATGAAAAAAGGTTAGGTTGGTTTAATTGTTCATACATTAAGGATAGGAATAAAGTAGTTTTTTATATTTTAAAATATCTTATGAAAGACATGAAGCAATTTCCAGTTGGTAGGCGTATTGTTTTAAATTCACAGGGATTGCGGAAACCAGATTTGGATACAGATTTACCCGGTATTGGTTATATGAGGGGAATTAAGCCGGATTTTGAAAACGATTTTTTACAAGTAAAGTGGGATGGTATATTTGATTTTGGAATTGGCGAATGGTCTCTATATCAGATAGAAAAGATAGATAATTTTAAGCGGGATACAGGAATGTCTGAAAGTCAACTTTCCTTATTTAAGGATTTTTGAATATATTAATTATTATGAAAGGGGTAACTGTTGATGACTGCTATTATAGCTGCTATGGCTGATGTTTTTAGTTTGGTTGGTACTGTAGTAACTGAAATTACTACACAGCCTATTTTGTTATTTTTCTTAGCCGCAGGATGTGTCCCAGTAGGCATTGGACTTTTTAAAATGCTTAAACGTGCCGCAAGATAGAAGCAATAAAAAGGGGCTCGGCTCTCTTCGAGCTGGGCTCTTTTTTATCTTTAATGGAGGATTTTATGAAAAAAATATTTTCATTTTTTATATGTTTTGTTTTATTAAGTACTATATATATTTCTACAGGGTTACCTTCTGTAAGTGCTTCAAGTGGTAGTAATGATAGCCCATACCCAAATTGGTTACCACTTCATCCGGGTTGGATAGATGAAGGGCAAAGTCTTACTGATTATGTTGCGGAATGGGTTACCTATCCAGTGCGGCAAATTGGCGATTGGTTCGGGCGTCCATCAGAAACACCATACTACAATACTGTTAATAATGTAAGCAATTCCAATAATACGAACTACAGCATTGCAAACAGTGGCAATACTTCTTACACGAATTATATTAATTCTAATAATCAGTTTGTATTTAATAATCAAACATACAATGTAAGTAATGTGCAATACAACAGCACAAACAATATATACAATGTACAGACTACAAACAATGAAAATTACTATATTACTTATGCACCTACATATACTAATATTACTTATATCGATAGTGGCGGAACTATGCAAACTATTAACTATTATTATCAGTTACCCGATGGTAGAAGCTCATACAATTTAACTGCTGATGAAGTTTTTGGAGTTTACTTTAACTACAATGTTGGTTTATATGATAGTGTAATTGAAGATGATAATACTTTAGGGTTATTTCATTTAGATGGTAGTTTGAATAATGTAAGTAGTTTTGCATCTGCATTAACTTTTAGTTCTGGTGCTTCTAATACATACAATTTACATGATGGTTTTGGTACGGCATTATTCTTACCTGCAAATACACACAATCAACTTAATATTAATGGTCCTGCTAATAATGCTGCTTTTATTGAGTTTCAGCTATATTTAACACAAGATAATAATAATAGTTTTGCTCCTGAAGTTAGTGTATATTATCAAGCAGGTGTTGTAAGTATTCAAGGTTCTGTTGTTAATGATGCGGCTATGAGGTTATTTCCTTCTTATTCTTTTTCAACTATGTCAACTACGGGTAATAATTTTATTTACAATATTGATACTGGTAATGTTATTTCATCTTCTACTATTACTAATGGTATCCGTGTCACTACTCGTTATACTTATGCTTTTTGTTCTAAGCGTGCATATATGTTTTTTGCTGATGGTTATAGCTATATTCCATATGTAACTGTAGGTACTTTTACTATTGATGTTACTTATGATGCTACTAATTGGAATGGTAGTTCATATACTTATTCTAACTATCAAATAGGTAATTTTAATTTATTATCTTCACAGTCTGGTGTCTGTTTGACATCGCCGACAATAAATTATGCACAGAAACGTGTAGATGTAACTTTTGTGCCTATTGGTGTTTGGAACTCTATTGCTGTAGATACGACTACTAAACAAATTTATTTAAATGGTATTCCTTATTTTAACCATTTCTCTTATGCTACTACATCTGTGAAAGGTATGGTTTGGCAGAAACCTAATTTTTACAATAATTATATTATGATTGATGAAATACGCTGTTCTGCTTCTAACCCACGCCCAGCAGGAACATATACTAATGAGCACCAGCCATTTGATACTAACAGGATATTTGTATTACCCGATAGTGGTAATGACGGAGATATTA